TGGCCCTTGGCCATCCCACTGTTTCTTAGCGTGTTGCTAGAAAACCACCTTAAAATAATTCAAGATGGAGACTAACAAGAGAGTAACAACGCTAGCCTGTGATTTACTTGGTATTCCAGCCAAGGAGGCTGGCAGTTTCATGTTGATACATGAAACCTTTGACCAATGGATCACTAATGAAGGAAATCAAGGGATCAAGAGGGCGAAAGCCATATTCTCTTGGACCTTGAATTACTTACTGGGTGAAAATCCTCCAATTGACAAATGGATTGCAAAATCTGATGTCATTAAGGAGTGCCCAGCGATTCTGGAGACTGTCCTCCCATGGATTATCGAAAATCCAAGAGAGGGTCTCACCATTTTAAGGTACAGCGATTTGTATGCTGCAATCCTGGATGATGAGAATTGTCTAAACGCACTACTCCCTATTACAAGGGAATTTGAAGGTGATCCTGATCGGCCATATTATGGGCCCCTCGAAGATTACTCAACTAGGTTTCAAGTACCTAAACTCATCGTTGAGACCGGATCGGTTCCCCTTTTCACAAAAGGGCCTAACGGTATCTCAATCCTATCCGTGGCGAAGGACAGCATAGCGCTGAATTCGCAAGGGATCCTGCCCAATGTTCAAGGGCTGGGAGACTTGATAGTGCGAGTGACTCCTGATGTTAAAATATCAGAAGTCATAGAATCCATTACCGACGAGTTTCGTCATGGAAAATTCCGTGACCAATACAAGTCGGGGCGTGTCGTCTTCTTACCAGAGAAATCTGGCAAGATTAGGGTGATTGCACAGGGAGATTTTATCTCCCAGTCAACACTCAAGCCAATCCATGATACCCTTGCGGGTATACTCCGATCAATTCCAGAAGACTGGACTTTTGATCAGGAGGGAGGAAAAGAATGGGTCAAACATCAGACAGCCACTGCGAAGTGGTGTGCGTCATTTGATCTATCGAACGCGACCGATCGCTTGCCTATTGATTTACAGGCAAGGATTATGGATCGAGTTTTACCAGGAGAGTTAGGCCAATTATGGTCTAAGACCTTGGTAGACCGAGAGTTTAACTATGTGCTGCCCTCCGGTAAGGAGGGAAACATACGTTATTCTGTCGGACAACCGATGGGATTCTTCTCATCGTTTGTCTCGTTTGCTCTACTGCATCACATTGTGGTGCAATATGCCTACGAGAAAGCACATGGAAGACCTGGTCATAAGTTCTATGCCATCATTGGTGATGACATGGTTATCTTTGACAAGGCGGCTGGTGATGTCTACTTAGACATAATCCGCAGTATTGGCGGTGTAGTTAATTTGAGTAAATCTCATATCTCTACATCTAAGGGCCACATCGTTGCAGAGTTTGCAAAAGCATACTTTATCAACGGTGAGGAAATCACACCTTTCTCACTCCGGCTTATTAAGAACGCGTTGGAAAACTGGGCTAATGTACCCCGTATGTACAACGAATCTCGAATTAAGCTTGGGAGAGTCCTTCACGCTAAGAAACTGAAACATTTGTTTCAGGAGTACTGGCCGAAGGAGGCCAATACCCTACTGCAGCTTCTCGAAGTACCAGTAGAACTGGGTGGCATCGGGAAACCGGGTCACACCGCTCTGGCAAAGGTCTTAAGGGGAACATCAAATTGTTTCCGGTTGTACCTTGCATACCGAGCATTTGAGGCTTACAAAGTGATCATCAACATCTCTGATGATGATCTCGATGAAGCCACAAACAACATTACTGACCGTAGTCTCTTAAGATTGGCTTTGCAACCATTCTTAAGCTTGCTACGTGATCGCAACGCTCGCATTGGTTTATCTCACTTAGTCACCTCAAGGAAGGGATTCCTTGAGTGGGCTTTGAATGAAGATACTCCATTGTCTGCATTGATTAGTTGTGTGACTCTAATGATTAAAGAGTTACCGACTAGCCTTCGTGAGAAGGTACGTCGCCCATCAATCATGTGGGTGCGCGCATTGGCTGATGACAAAAGAGCATCAACACCTGCAATCGACTCTGATGATGCATATCACTATGCATTCCTAGAGCTTGTTGCAACGGAGAATAATTG